GTAGGTTGTCAGTTAGAATGTTCTTAAAATTACCTGACCCAAGTTGTGCGTTGTCATAATCTTTTGGATGTTCACAGAATTTCAAAAACATCTGTTCAAATAAATCCAAAGTTACCTTATCAAAAACACCAAATATTTCCTCAATGGATGAATATCTTGCTGCCAAAGTGAATGACTCTTGAACTTTATTCTCACCTGAGAAGATGACCTTCATATATTCACTCGGTGTTGGTTTTCTAATAGTAGATGTATTGAAATACCCAAAGTTTGGTGAATTCCAACTCATCCTCGCCGTTCCGTTATAGTATGATTTATTATTTATTAAGTTTGTGTTGAATACTCCATCTTTGAAATATTCAAGTGAGGTTTGATTAAATCTAAGTCCTCCAATACTTGGGAATAATATCCAATCATTAAAACCCGTTCCTGATAGATCCACTAATGATCCAAGATCAAAATACGAATAATATCCTGACGAAATAAATTGATTTTGAACACCCTCCCCTACTTGGAAAAAGCTTGATGTGGTATTTTTTTTAATATTTAACCCCTGATTTAGTGCATTTTGAAATTCAGAATCGGTATAACCACTGAAAACATTTTTTCCAACATAAAGATAAGTCAGGTCGTTTACCAATTTTGGATAAAAACCAACTTGGAAGTTGTTGATGGTGGGTTGTTGGTTTACCATCGTGTAAGTCACTGTAGATGAACTATATGTCTTTGTGGTTGCACTACCAATAGGGTCATATAAACCAGCATAATCTATGTCTTTCCAACATTCATCCAAGTAATCAACTCCCGTTTCAATATAAGTTTTGTATCTATTCCAAATACTTCCATATTTTAATACCCAAGCAAACGGTAATTTATGAATACCTGAAAACTTGGTCATCGTGGATGCGATATAATTCAAAAACTCATTTGTATTATCTTTTTTGGTGATATATCTCTCAAGTGTTGTGGCTAAAGGTAGGGAATTTAAGAACAAATAAGCGGCCGCTTTGAACGGGTGACTTTGATTTTGTTTGAAATTCTGAATACCTTGAGTAAATGAATTAACAAAGTAGGGGGTGTTCAGAATGGAAGTAGTTTGTGTTGCTGTAACGTTGTTTGTGTAGTTAGAATAATAAACCGATCCTTCCAACACAACTTTTTTGGTGTTATCAACCCTCTCATCAAAGAATTGTTTTAAATTTGTACCTGTGGTAATATTTGAAAGGTCATCACCATTTGCGGTATTTTGTAATATTGAATTTTCTTGCCAATTAAAGTAATTGAATGGTCTTCTATCGGTTGTTGATTTTACATCCGTAAAGTTTGTTATAACTTTTTTATCTGAAAAGAAATTTAATACTTTGGTTGTGTCATAAAATCCACTTTCACTATCCCCTTGAAATCCTGCCAAGTTATTTTTTCTCCATTCAGTATTATCAAAAGGATATGTGTTAAGAAGATCCTTAATTGTTGAATCGTTACTCTTTATATACTCTTGGAGAGTTTTGGTCGTTTCTTGTTCTCCATTGATGGTTGGTGAATTATTTTCTAACGACTTAATACTAAGAATTTCTGAACTTGTCTTAAGTTGTTCTTTTATATATAGTGTTGTATAAACGTCTCTTATGTATTGATTCCAATACAATCCCGTCGCATCGTTAGAGGAACTTCTCAATACCGCTTCATAATTCTGAGTAGTGAGGGGTGTTTTTTTGAATAGTTCAAGTAAAGAAATAGATTCACTAATTTGTTGTAAAAGGTTGTATTTTTCAAAGTCACCCAACACTTTATACAACTGTTTTGGGTCTTTACCCCCCTTCATTAATCCAATATAATATGAACTCACCAATGTTCTTTCAAATAGTTCATATATCACAGAGACATCAGTCAAATTAAGATAAGGTATGTTTGTGAATGGAAACTCTAAAGCGTTTGATGAAAGGTAGGGTGGAGTTTGTTCAACATTTTGAACAGGATTCTTAAGAACTTGTTCATTGTATGGAATCAGACCCGAAATAAATTGTTCAACAAATTCAACTTCGGGCCAAACCTCAAAGTTATAAGCCCCTGTTTTTTGGAATGCAGTAGAGTCACCGGGATATTTCACGACTATTTTGTTTTCCGCGTCTTTCACTTCGGTGTATGATGGCCACGGATAAACAATCTGATCTTCAGATGGTATTGGAATCGTACTATCTGTATTTATTCCACCAAGAATAGAAGTAAGTCTTAGGGGATCTTGTCTTTTATCCCAAGCTTTACTATGAACCTCATCCATTAATCTTAAAAATGCATCAACCTGAGCAACAATAACCGCCATTACGTTTCTAATTGTTGGATTAAAACCAAGTCCATAATTTGGATCAACTATTTTTTCTAATAATGATTCGGTTAACGCTTTTTCAATTTCTTCGGTTTTTTCTTTGAGTTGTTTCCTGATTTGTGCAATTTTTTGTTCAAATCCTGTGTTTGGCCCCTTAAGAACTAAACCATAATTGTTAACAACTTGCGCTTTGGTTGGATCTATATATGTAGCACCTAATTTCGATGAAATAAATGTTTGAATGAATTTTTGAAGTTCGGCTGGTAATGGTGTTCTATTATTATTTTCGGATCTATATTTAGCTTCAAAATCAAAATTTACATCATCTTTCAATACAATATCATCAACCGATATATTGATATCAATTGAGGACGATTTGTCTTTTACCTTACCAACTGAATATTTTCCATCTTTTCCAAGTGTTGGATTCTCTAACAATTTGGCCGTGTAGTTGTCAATCAAAGTTTGAAGTTCACCCTTGATTGATGTTAATGTTGTTCCACTTGAATCTATTGGGTAATATCTTGTTGTAGCGTCGGTTTTGGAAATGAAATAGTTTGTGGGTGTAGTCCACTTATTGAACCAAGCAGAAGATGACCTTCCGAAAATATTGTTATAAAATAACTGTAAATCATCTTCATATCTAGCAATATCACTTAATAAAGAAAAGTTTTCTTCCCCGAAAGAAGAAAGTTGTTGATTAATCAATAAATCCAATTTTATTCTCAATTGATCCAAATTCATCACAGGAAAATCCTGTGGAATTAAACCTTTGGATTTATAAACAGAATAAACCTCTTTTAATTTTTGATATCCTCTTGTGGTTCCTTGTGTTGTTTGTGTTTGAAAATTTTGAGCGACATCTCCCGTAGTTTGATTGTTTGTTGTCGTATCGGTATAAAAAGTGGCGGGGTACATATATGGAAGAGCATACATATACGTCAGATCAATATCTGAAAACAACGCCGGTGTTCTTCCAACCAACTTTATTGATATTTGATAATTTCCATTACCAGGATTGAACCTCGCATTAAATGAAACCAAGTTCAACTCGTATTTTACTGCTTTACCATAAAACCCTTTGACGGTTAATTCAAACAAGGGATATGGTAATTGGAAGAAAGCGGCATAGGGTGACTTTTCCCCTTTTTCAAACAAAGCTCTTCCTTGAATATCTTCCAATTCAATCGTTACTTCAGGGATGAATATCTTATTATTTCTGATTGATATGGATGTAATACCCAACAATTGAGTATCATAGTTGGTATTGGTAAGGTTTTTTCTTTGTTCTTCTGAACTTTGATTTAACTTATTGGTATTTCCAATGTTTCCATAATCTCCGAGCAATTCATCAGTCCAAGTTGTATCCAAAAATTGTTTGTCAGAAGGTCTCAAGAAATTAATTTTCGCCAATTGTACTTGTCTAATTTCTGTATTAAAATCTTCTCCAACCGCAAGTTTGGTTCTTGGAATAACGTTACAAGTCAAATTCGCATAAGAAATAAGGTTTTCGTGTTGCACCAACCTGTCCACAGGTTTTCCATCGGCATTGAAGACCTTATTCGGATCCAACAAAATGACGTTATTATAATCCTGATAATATAGTTTTTCTTCCGAAAGATTACCTGCCATAATAGAAGAAGTGTGTATCTAATGCTGCTTTATAATCTTGTAATGATTGTAAGAGAGGAAATGGAACAATGATAACGGCATTATCAGGAATTGACCACTCCGTTCCACCATATTGAGGATTAGCTTGCAAAATCAACCAACCAAAATAAGGTGTGTTATAAAATTGTTGACTTATTTTATCTAATCTTGATTGTCCCACCTTGTAAATATACTTTTTATCTGTGGATTTTGAAGGCAATTCAACAAAGGGTACAACAGATTGTTGTCCGTTCAATATAAATTTGGTGTATCTATTGTAATATTCCATTATACAAAGTTTTCTTTTCCGTTAAAGGTATCATTGGATCCTGTATTTACCCCGTCGTATAAATTCTTTAATTCATCAATTTGTGTAGAGTTTGGACTGGTATTTTGAACTATACCAAATGCGAATCCTGTTGAGTTTTGGAATGGCTCGAAAACTTCGAATTCACTATTAATCTCTGTGGTGATTTTATTAAATTGTGTTTCGGTTTCTTTCTTATCTTTTTCATATCCGTGATCAGTGTACATTTTTTTAATAATTTTCTTCAAGTATTCTCTTGTTTTTGACTTTTCATCGTCATCTACATTTTTCAACAAAAAATCTATAAATCCAGGTTGTGATACTGTGGCTTGTGATATAGAACTAACCGTTTGTTGAGTAACAATACCTGGACCACTGACCGGCGTGCCAATCGTATCTAACAATGTGTCAATTTCCGCTTCTCTGTTCACGTCCAATCTATTTACTTCACTAACTATTTCTTTATAAAGTGTTAAATATTCATAATAGTACTGACCGTCATTGGATATGTATTGTGTAGGATCAAAGACGTAGTATTCATCGAGGATGTTTATAATATAATCGATGTATTCAATTAATGTGAAAATTTCGAGGAAGGGCGATGAGCTGTCGGTGGTTGGTAATGCCACGTCAGCAATCGTAGAGTTACCTTTATTGTCAAAAAATCCATCAGATTTTTGAGTTGTTACGTAGTTGATTTTATTTATGTTTGTTATTAGGTTGACCTGATTAGTGTTAATTTCACTAATTTTTAACATAACATCAGAACTTACTGTGTTTTTTTTCTGCGTAATATATTCAATTAAATTCTTCCTTACAGTCCTTATTGTTTTGTTTTTAAGTGGTTCCTGAGCAATACCACTCATGAGATAACCTTCGTCATTTTCAAAATATCCCTGAGCGGTTGTAAATATTTCATCAACTTTACCCTGTATATTCTGAGGACTTCCGTAAATTGTTGTTGATCCGGTATAAAAACTACCGTTTTGATAGTTTCTTTTTAGATTATTTATTTCATACATAAATCCCCACCCTTTGTCGGACGAAATTGATTTGAGGTTATTTGTTAGTGCAAAAGCATAGTTTTTTACCCCATTTTTAGTTTCGTTCATAATTTTTTCATAACTCAAAGTACCCGTGAAACCTGTGTCATTTATTTCGGTTGATACAACAGATCCAATATATGTACCCGCAGTGTTGGGTTGACCAACATTACCTTGAGTCTTAACTTGTTGGTTTTCTTGGATTTGTGCGTACAATTTGTTATCAATTTCACTTGTATCTTCAGTCGCCTCAGCCCTTTCATCATACATCTCGGTATTTGCATAGTAGTTGAAAGATAGAGCGTTTTGAAGTTGGTTAATCGGTTCTTTGAGTCCCGATCCACCTATAAAGTCAAAATTAATTGTAACACTCGCTATCATCGGTTGAATTCCAATGCCTTCAGGATTGATATCCAAATTTTCATAATTCAAGCTTATTGAATTAATAAGGATTTTGGTATTATAAAAATCACCGATCCTTAAAACACATACAGGTGGTGCACCAAACGATGTGTTCTCTGCGTCATTTATTACTTCTTGACCACGATCGTTGATTACAGGTATGGTTGACCCCGGTCTTGTACATTGATTCAAAAAGGTTAACCTTGAGTTCAATCCTTCAGGTGTGATAGCATGGAAGGCAGGATGGAAATATTTGAGTTTTTCTTTTAATGAATCGTAAATAACTGGTGAATCCTCTTTCATCATTTCAAAATACGAACACTCTGAAAGTAAGTTTCTTAAAACTTTTTTTGCTAAACCAGGAAGTGCACTGACTTGTCTTTCCGCTGTTGTTGTTGTCGTTGTAACGATTCCTGGTATACTTTGGAGAGATATTGTCCCGTTTGGTACATCTGTTGGGTTGGGTAATTGGTCTGTTTCTGGTGATGCCTGTGTTGCTTGTGTAGCAGGTGCTGGTTGAACGGGTGGTGAATCTGCCACCAATTGAACTCTGACATTTCTGTTTTCTATAGCTTGTAACGCACAAACAGTATCACTCAAAGGTCCTGTTTCTGTTGAATTTGAATTAGTTTCTCCTTCAGGTAGGGATTTATATTTGAGTATAGAATCTTTGAATTTCGATAACTGTGAATTTTTGTATCCTTCTATATACTGTTGAACTGAAGAAATTCTTCTTTCTGAAAGTTTTCTATTATATTCTGTACTTCCTATACTTGAGGTATTCCCTATCAAGTTGATTGTTACATTATAATTTTGATTACATAACTCAAATATTTGATCACACAACGCATCAAGTTCTGATTGATTTTGGCTGATTGCGTTATCGAAGAAGTTCCCAACTCCTTGTTTTTGCGCCGAAGGTGCACAATTAACATAAGCCTGTTTTTTTCCGATATATACTTGTAAATAAGTATTGAAAGGTTGTACGGTCTCATCAGGTTTAGGATAATCATTCCTAAAATAACATGAAACTTCACATTTAACAGGATCTAAAACAACAGGGTTTTGAGGTGGTGCAACTTCGTCCGATCCACCAGGCGATCCCGGTTCGGGTTGTTCTTGTACCACAGGAGGTTGAGGCGCTGTTTGTGATATAAGTTCCTGAATTATTGTTGTATCTGTTGTTTGAGTGAGTATAACCTGTATTTGTTGTAATTCAGTTAAAGGTATTGTATTATACAAGGCAGCTAACTCATATAAGTCATATTCCTTACACCCTGCAAAAAATGATTCCAAAATAGAATTAGTTTCTTCTGCATTCTGACCTTTTAGTGTTTTATCAACAATAAGGTTCAAAACTGATGGATGGTCAACAACAATTTTAAAAGATAAACTTCCCCCCCTCGTTGAATTTCCATATGTATAGATTGGTTCTGGTCTACCAATAAATTCGGTCGGATTCCATTTACTTGATAAACTTTCTGAAAAGGTTAATTCATATGGTGGAAACCACATTATTCTTCCCCCATTCGGACCCCTCTCACAAAGAGGTAAATCTTGAACAGTAAATCCTTTCTTTTTTGAAGGTTTCCATGCCAAATTTTCAATAGAAAACATATATTTTTTAACCCCTTCGTTGGTTAGATTTGTTGAGTCAACACCTTTTGTTGGTGTTATATTGAGATTGTAGGGCGCATCTAAATTAGAATAAGAAAATCCACGAATGTTTCGTGTTTTTTTCTGTAATCTACTCATCGTGGTAAATGGTTGGTCTTTTGTGAAAATTCTACAGTACTCCGCACCTTGTTCTATACCGTCCACATTTACATATTTGATAACTTTGGAACCCTTAGTTATCTCTTTATACCCATCATTGAATATTTTAGATACTTGGTTAATAGCGTTACCAACACTTTCAAATGCTTTACCACCACCTGGGTTGGATAAAACCAATTGTTGTGTTTTGTCTAATATCGAATCTTTTGTGAATGCAAATCCGTCTGAAACCGTTCCTCCAAAAGTTGATGATGCATTTCCACCGAATGTAGTACCGTTTGGTCCAACAAAAGATCCAACAGGTGTTGTATCGGCACCTGCCCATGAAAAACCACCTTGAATATCACCCTGATTATAGAATGATCTACCAGCATAACCAAATCTAAATGTACCATCTAATCCCTCCCCTTCATATGTTTTACCTAAAATAGTATAACCATAGACTGGAACCCCATCCATACCCGATGGTTGATCGTTTGGTGGTGCAACTAAGTTTGGTATTGGTGTTTGTTGTGTTCCAAGATAGTATTGTCCTGCCGGTGGTTGTGTTCCACCCAACGCTCTACCTAATTCAGCTATTGATTGTATCCCCTGTCCAAGTAAGGTCTGAGCAGCTTGTACTTGGGAACTTCTATATTCAGGTCTGTATTTGTTAAATTCGAGATTATTAAATAAAACAGACTTTTGACCTCCACCTGTGTTTTGTAAAAAGTTATATGAAGGGTCTAATTCGGGTCTACCAAATCCTATTATAGACGAAATTGCTTGTCTTAAGTCGTTTACAATTCTACCTCCGACCGTTGTTTGTTCATTGGCTGTGACAGGTGATGAATCATCAAAATAATCACCGGGTATCCAAGAATATGGACTATAAACACCTGTGATTCTTGAAACCAAGTCCAATCCTTTCCCTACCAAATTGTCAGGTTGTGAGATCTGCCAATTTCTTTCAATTAAAGTTCTGTTCCCCGTGAGTAATGCGGTTGCCTCATAAGGATCAGACAAAGCATCCAACAGATTGACTCTTCCAAATGTTTCTTCCCTTATTTCTTGACCAATTCTATATTGGAATTGTTGTTTTAAAAGGTTTGCAGAAATTTGAGCCAATTTGGAGTCATTACTCAATGATGCTTCTGACCCGACGGGGTTTAATTGAAATACAATATTTTGAAGTGGATAGAATGAGGCTACAAATGTATAATAGGTGTCTCTATTATTTATTATATTTTGTATGTCTTGAATTGAAATGGGCTGACCAAATCCGTCTTGGGGTCCAAAAAAATTGAGTAGGTACTGTTTTTCTAAATATTCGGGATATTTTTTTAATAGCTCGTCCGAATCTTTTACCGCAGAATCCCTAAGTTTAATTGGAAAAATACCATTTTCTCCTGATACTTGTGTAGAGAAACTACCTTCGATGGTATAAGGAGAAAGGTTTTTGATAATATTGTTTTTTCTGAAAATATCAGAAATACTATTACCAAAACTTAGTGAACTATATGACATCTATTTTTATTTTATAAATAGATGGATTTGAAATTTATGATCTACCTTTCCTCTTTTCATTTATTCTTTCAAACTCCTCGGATAGTTCCCTTAACATATATTTTCTTTCAAAGACAGGCATAATTTGTAAATCTTGGTAAGTTATCGCTGTATTTCTTACCAAGTAGTAAAACTCTTTGAGTTGTACCTGTTTGTATTCAGAAGAAAGGACGAAAAAATTCAGCCCCAAAGGATACATTGATCTGTACCTCTTCTCCTGACGGGGCTAAAATTGTTTTATTGAGGTCAAGTCTTGGTTCTAATTTATCAAGTTCACTTCTTAGATATTTCGAGTCTGCTATAGGTAACATACTCACAAATCTTGAAATATCACTTCTATCCTCATTTCCATCAACAGAAACTATATTCATCTCCAGTCTTTTTGTCACAATCGGAGCAACCATTCCGTTTGGATATGAATCTCTTAGTTTTCTCAAGGTGAATTGATCACCCAAAGTCAACAATTTTACTTTTACCTCGTTTCCTGATTTTGGTAGTTTTATATTGTAATGACCATTCTGATCGGGTTCTTTTTCTAATTTTTTGAAATTTAATTCATCTAAATTAATATCTGTTTCGAAAACTTGTTTTGTCTTAGGATCTGTAGTTTTAATTTTATATTGAGAACCAAATGCTGTGTTTCTCAAAAAAACCAATATAGCCTCAGCATCACCCTCTAATAGTTGTTCTGGTTGTATGTCTGGTTCGTATATTTTACTCCTCAAAAGAGTTAAAATCATATTGTTTACCTCTTTAAGGTTTTGACTCATGAGTAAATTTTCATCAGAGGCGGTCAGATATCCCACCTTTAACGCTTTCTTTCCCGAAGCATAGAATTTACCTTGTGAAGGTAGTGGAACCACATCGTGTGGTAAGTTAAAATTTTCTTGTCCGTAAACTTTTGAATTATCCATAATAAAAAACCTCGGAGATTGGCTCCGAGGTTAAAATAAACTGAAATATAATAAAGTCAATATATGTTACAAATATATAATTGTAAACTCAATAAACAAGGATACATCTATCAGGACGAAGTGTAGCGGTGATAGTAGCAAGACCATCTTCACTATATCCCAATGAATCAAAGTTAACATCAGAAAGGAATGTACCTTGTAAAATCCACTTTTCTACCACAACACCGGTTGGATCTAAAAGTTCAAGGTCGATATCTTTCTTGTATCCCGCAGCGTAACCCATACGACCTGTTACGGATTCAGCGTGAAGTCTAACCCACTCCATGAGTGCTTGTGACGCTGAAGGACCAATTGGATCTCTGAAGGTAACGTTAATGGTATTCCAATTGAACCTTCCTGCGACATAAGTAGAAGTATTCAAAAATGGAATTTCAACTGGATTAATTGTAATTTGTGGTCTTGAGGTTGACTCAACAAACCACTCATTTATACCCAAAGATGAAGGAAATCTGAGGATAAATCTATTTTTTCTTTTGGGTTCATAAGGAACCGGCATTTTCATTAGTAAGTCTGCCATATTTTCTATTTACTTTTATTCAGTTTATTTTATTTCTTTATCTAGTTAGTTCACTAGGTAGTTTATTTTAATAATAAATATTATAGTTTTTATTTTATTTCTTTTTTTTGTCCTCCATGTGTTGCAAAAACTTTTACTGGACTTTCTTCCGGATATTCTTTTTCTAGAAATCCTTTGATTTTTTCTATATTTCTAAGATCGTCATCAGAAAATCCTATTTGGGGTACAAAAAAATTCTTTACATCATTCTTAAAAAACGCCCTGTTGTCTAATTTTGCGGACATTTCTTTTACATATCCTATGAATTCTCTTAAAGCGTTAATTTTACCTTGTTCGGGGTTTTGAGCACTTCCCTCTCCATATGTCACAGGATAAAATTTACACAAGTTGAGATACTCGTCGATCATTTGGGTTTTTGAAGAGTTAGTGACTTCGCCAGTTAATTCACGATATTTTTTTAAATTTTCGTAACAAACATTTCCATTTAATCCATTATAATTCATCAATAGATAATTTTTGCAAGCTTCACGAATAGCTTTTGGTGAGTGACCCCTCGCCGTAATAATTGCAAATATAGATCCACCATTTAAACACTCTACAAAGTCGTTCCATGATGGACCGGGAGGTGCGGTGAGAGCATCAATCACAAATTGTTTATCCCCTGCAACTGAAAAATGTCTAAAAGGATCTTTTGCAAAACCTACAATAGTAAGTCCGTGATAAATAAAAGGTTCTTTTCCGATCTGTTCACGGTATTTTGCAAAATCTTCACTACCCATACCCACCTCTCTGTCATCATCTGATAACACCAATATTTTGGTCGGCATATAAACAATATTATCGTCCCAATCAAAAGCGTAATACTTTGAATCAGGAGTCAAGTCTTCACCAAAACCTTCAGAGAGGAATTTTTCCTCTACATATTCTGATATTATTTTTCGTAGTAGTTTCATTTTTTAAAAAAGGGGGAGACCTTTTCTCCCCCTTTTATTAAATAGTTGTTTAGATATTTTCAAACGATGCACCTGTTGGTGTGATTACAAATTCAATATCAATAAATTCCAAAGATCTTGTTGGTTTGATGTAAATCTTACCTGTTAATTGGTTTCTATCAATATCTTCAGGGGAACTTGACACAGTTACTCTGAAGTCTGTAAGACCTCTGTCTCTTCTGATACCATCCAAGATTGGATTGACGGCATCCAAGAAATCCTGTCTAACCTGTTGGTCGTTCTGTTCAAAGAGAAGTCTAACAGCAACTGCGGAAATCAACTTACGAGCTTGTAACAACAATCTTCTTACGTTGATTCTGTCAAGAGCGGACTCACGAACTTGAAGAGTTTTGTTACCCCAAATGACTGGACCAACATCCGAGAAGGTAGCAATTGGGTTGAGTCTTCCTTGATAAAGGATGTCTCTATCTTCTTGTGTAAGTTTTCTTCTTGCCTTGACCGCATTTACCAAACCTCTTGAGTAACCTGCCGATGCGAACCAAGGGAACGCAATGTTATCGGTAAGAGCTAAGTTTCTCACAACTTCGGATGTTGGTGGTATCCAAAGGTTGGTGTTGTTCACACTATCTTTAACTAAGATCCAAGGATAGTAAGTAGCGGTGTAGTTAGAGTCAATATCACTATCCTCCAAATTAACGACCGCATCTGTTGGATAGATGAAGTCCTCAGGATCTGAAGTGGTCGCCACAAACATTTCATAGTCAGGTGTGGTTGTGATATAAATTGAGTCAGCTCTGTCTTGTTCGACGATATCGATAGCGTCTTGTACAAGAGCCAAGTTATTTACATAATCAATACCTGGAGTCACAAACACGTTAATGTTAACTGACGCTGGGTTATTAAATGTTTGGAAACCTTTAAGATATGCGTAGTAGTCGGTGTTTGCCCACTCAGTATTCTCACCATCGGTGATTTTCTTGAACGCTCCCCATCCTGAAGCGTCAGGGAATTGTGCCGTCGCCGCTGCTCCGAGAAGATATTTGGTATCTCCGAGTTGGTAAGCATCTGCGTTGGTTCTGTATTCTCTGTAGATATCCCATCCATCAAATCCACCTGCTGGTAAGAGAGTAAATTTACGTGAGTAAATTTTATAGTAAGGACTTGTTGATGAAGTTGGTTCCGCTTGGAAAGTAGCAACACCACACTGATAAGCCGATTGACCTGAAGTTACATATATACTTGGAATCGTGATAGCACTTGCGTTAACATCCATGTGGAAACCTTGTGTCAAGTAGGTCCAATCTGCAGATGTTGTATCAGTTGCGATGTTATCAGGTAATTGTTTTCCTTTGTATGAGAAGAAGTCCGCATCATAACCTTGTACGTTAGATAGACCCAAGTAAGTTCTTCTAACTTTATCACCTGAACTTCTAACACTTGATGCACCACCACCTGCAGTTAATACGGGTGTATTAAATGGGGGTGTATAAACAAGTTGACCAGGTGTGTAGTATTGTGTTTTGTAAACCAAGAATGGAGAAATATTTGTTGAATAGTTTCTTGAAATATATCCTTCAAAACCACAAGGAAGAGCGTCAACGGGGTGACCCTCGACAATCTCAAGCATGATATACTTTGACTTCAATTCGTACTCACCATTAGCAGTACCAACCTTCAAAGCTATGTAACTTGGACTTGAAACATCCATAGTACAATTCGCAAATCTTTCCAAAACTACAGGATTTTCATCTGTATCGTAGAAATCACGAACTAAGATATCAAAGTTGTTATTTGCGAAAGACATGTTAACCAAAGAAATCTTGATTTGTCTGTTAGCGTTATTACCATCGGAGATTGAAATAAATCTGAACAATCTTTCAACTATATCACCACGAAGTTCAGAGACAACATAAGGTGTAGATGGAGTTTGATATTGTTCACAGTACCAACCAATTGTATCCGGATCTAAACTTTGTGCGGAATCAAAAGAAACCAAACTTGTTGAAAGACCTCTAATTTTACCTTGATTGTAAAGTGTAGCCATAAGACCCGAAT